GGCTGGGGGGTACAAAGTCCGAACAGTCAATCAGTTAGTTGCGATGGGCAATGGTGCTGAGTTCGGAGTTCACAATGCCGACGTTCGTACGCTGGAACGTGGTTTGCTGGAACGGGTGTTCTTTACGAAGAGCGAGGGTGGGTACAACCCCCCCGTACAGCCAGCGCAAGGTGTGTATAATAGGAGACTTAGCGCTTTCCGCAATCGTGTGTGTGATCTTATGCCCTCGACCACCCCGCTTAGTAGAGATGGTTTTCTGTCCTACTATCAGGGTCGCAAGCTAAAGGTTTATACGCGCGCTGTGGAGAGCTTGATGTATCGGCCGATACAGAGAAAAGACTCTTATTTGAGCACGTTTGTGAAGGCGGAGAAAGTTAACTTCACCGCTAAACCAAATCCGGCACCTCGTGTTATACAACCGAGGAACCCAAGATACAACGTCGAAGTTGGTGTATATTTAAAGCCCATAGAGCATGAGTTGTACAGATGCATTGGGGAGGTATTCGGCGGGCCCGTAGTTGTGAAAGGCATGAACGCACAACAACGTGGCAGGTTAATTTCCACCAAGTGGTCAAAGTTCAGCCACCCGGTAGCCGTTGGTCTAGATGCTAAACGGTTTGACCAGCACACTTCAGTGCAAGCCCTACGATGGGAACATTCTGTCTACCTGAGACTGTATAAGAATGACCCAAAGCTTGCAATGTTGTTGGAATGGCAATTAAATAACCGGGGCTTTGGCCGCTGTCAGGATGGTGATATCTTCTACCGTACCGTGGGAAGTCGTATGTCAGGTGACATGAACACCGCACTAGGCAACGTGCTGATTATGTGTGGTCTCATGTGGACCTACATGCGAACATTAGGGATTGACTATGAATTCGTGAATGATGGTGATGATTGCATACTGATCGTCGAACAGAAGCACGAAAGACGTCTTGACACCCTAGTTCCATGGTTCCGGGAGATGGGTTACGTGATGGAGAGGGAACCCAGCGTGACTTGTCTTGAGAAGATAAACTTCTGTCAATCCCAGCCGATCTTTGATGGAACCGAATACAGAATGGTGCGCGTACCGAAGTCCACTTTAACAAAAGACTTGATCTCGTTCAAGTCTGCCCGCTGCCGTGAGGAGTGGGAATCTGCCCGTCTTGCGATAGCGCAATGCGGCGCTGCCTTGGCCGGCGATATGCCTGTCTTTTGGCAGTTTTATTCAATGCTAGGTTCTGGTTTGGAGGGAAGGAGGCCAAATTGGGGGAACGATCTGCCCGGGATGTTCTTCCTCAGTTTGGGGATGGAGTCTAAATGTTCTCCACCATCACCTGAGACCCGCCTAAGCTTTTACCTCGCATTCGATATTACACCAGATGAACAGGTGGCACTGGAAGCTTTGTATTCCAGTGTGCAGATTGAGTGGGACGGAGCTAAAACGGTAGCTCCGGTTCAGGTGCTCACGCATCACCCAGCGCTCCAGCAGCTCGCCGGCTGCTGGTGACCGAAATGTCAATAAAATATCTCTATTTAAGTTCCCAAGGGGGTCAGTGGCGGACAGTGTTCCATCCAAATTGGTTGCGTTTAGAGAGACGCGGAAGTTCAGGCGATAGATGAGCCGTACTGGTGGGAGATCCACCTAGGACGAAGTCTGGACGAAATTTTCCAAGCCAACCTGGAAACAGGGTAGTGCCAAACGACTGCACGGATGCGCCTTGAATGGTGAACCACTGATGAACAGTCTCGTAATCATCGCGGTATCCCCTACAGATGAATAATCGAAAGAATAAATCGGGTGCTCAGCCGCGAGCATCCAACAACGGACGTAAAACACGGAGCAAGAGGAAGGATGCGTGGCCAACGTATTCCCTACCTCCAGTTCCACTAGGAGCCGGAACGTCCCGGATCCCCTCAACGCCAACAGTGGTGTCGCGTGGTGGTGTGTCTCGAGTAAGTCATACCGAGTATGTGGCAGATGTGAGCAACTCAACCGGTTTCTCCGCTACACAGTACGAGGTTAACCCTGGCTTAGCCATTTTCGGGTGGTTGCGCCAATCGGCGAAGACTTATGAGAAGTATCGTTGGAATCATCTCATCTTTGAGTACCAACCTAGTGGTGCAGTTTATACGACCACTGGGTCAGTGTATCTCATGGTTGATTATGACCCAACAGATGCTGCCCCTTCTTCATTATCTGACGCCTTAGCCTACGAGAGTAGGGAGAGCAACAAATGCTCTCTGGGTATTAAGCTCAAAGCTAACCCACGTAGGATGTTCGATGGTGTACAGGCCAAGAAGGTGCGGACTGGTCCCGTCGCTGGAGACCTATCTCTGTATGATGGTTGTACCCTAACGGTCGCCACGCAGGATGGAGCCAACACTGACGGAATCGGTATTTTGCTGGTGCATTATTCAGTCGACCTGATATCACCACAACTTACCCCCACAGTGCCGAAACCTAAGACACTGGCGGTGTTCAAGCAGACTGGTGCTCAAGCGTTCACAACAGCTACTGAAGCAACAGTCGAGTGGGCAACGGAACTTGTGAATGGCGTGGGCGTGGAATACGACAGTGGAACCTTTACTTTACCAGCTGGGACCTTCTTAGTGACTGGCTCGGTGAATGTTAAGGACACCACTGGAGAGACCTTAACGGTCGCACTGAACCACAAGAAAGATGGTGCAGCGTTATCCCCCGTTCAAGCTGATCTTCTCAAGATTGCCGTGCCGGCTGGTGGGTACGTAAACGTCCCCTTTAGTGTGTATCTCTACTCAAGCGGTGAGAACACATATCGGGTTGACGCTACGATCACTGGTGCTGCTGGAACTTTAACTGGGGAAGCATACGGACAAGTGTGCTTCCTAGTTGTATGATGTTGTAAGGAGAGTGTGCTGGGCAGGATCCCAGCGGTGTGGAGTTTAGTGTTGTGACGGGGAGCGGATATTAGCGGAGGTGAATTGCATGTATTTGAAGCAGTAGCGGTTCGGGCTATAGCGGACAACTGTGGAGTTGAAGGTGAGCATGTCTGGAGGGCCACGCGCAAGCGGTCACTGTAAAGGTGGCATATGGCTGACCGGTGTGAATTGGAAATGAAGCAGTGAGAAGTGTTTCCCGTGGAAAACAAATCCGGAATTACGCCAAATATGTGTTTTGAAGCTAAAACTAGTACCCCTTAACTAACTTAACGAAACCCTATATTTATTTACGCTCACTCCAGAAGTGGAGCCAAAATATACTTTGGGTGTGATCCATTGGTAATGGTGACAGCCCTGAAATGTGTTGCAGGACGTTACACCCTCTGAGGGTGGGGCCAAGCTCTTGGCCCTCTGTGGAAAGGTGATTACCACCACCATGAGCTCGCAGCGAGAGAACTCGTAGGCCACGGCGACGGAGTTGAGGACTGTCGCATGTCTGGATGGGAAAGAAGG